TATTAGCAGCTACAGGCTTTGGTAAGACTTTCACAGCAATCATGGTTATACTAAGATTGCTTAAGTCTAGACCACAAGCTAAAGTTATAATAGTTGTGCCCACTATTAACCTTAAGAATCAGTGGATAGTAGAGTTACGTAAGAATAAAGTAAAAGACCATTGTGATGTAATAGTAATTAACACTGCATATAAGTCTAAAGCTAAATGTGATCTACTTATATGTGACGAGATGCACTCTTATGGTGCTGAACAGTTTATTAAAGTATTCGATAAGATTACATATCAGTTTATATTTGGTCTTACAGCTACAATAGAGCGTACAGATGGTATGCATGANGTATTATTACAATATGCACCTGTNATTGATGAGGTTCCAATTGAGGAATGTCANAGTAATGGGTGGGTAAGTGATTACCTTGTGTATAATCTAGCTGTACCTATGCTTGAAGATGAAACAGAAGACTATGATAAAGCTAATAAGCAGTTTAGATATGCAGCAAGTCAAATAGGGTTTGGTGGTTCGCAATCATTTAATGCCGCTAAGAGGTATCTAAATGATAAAGATGCTGATCCTCATAAACGTTCAATGGCAGCTATATATTATAACTCTATGCGTAAACGTGGTGATATATGTAAGAACTCTCAAGCTAAGATACCTGTAATTAAAGCAATACTTGATAAGTTTAATGATCGTAAAGCTCTGTTGTTCAGTGCATCAACTAAATTTGCAGATGATGTACAAGAAGAATTGGGTGATATATGTCTTAGCTTTCATAGTAAACGTACTAAGAAAGAGCAAATACAAATACTCAAGAAGTTTAAAGATGGTAGAACAAAACAACGTATCATAAGCTCAGTTAAAGCTTTGAATGCAGGTTTTGATGTACCTGATTGTTCTTTAGGTATTGTAGCTGCAGGTAGTTCTAAGAAACTTGATAATATACAGCGTACTGGCCGTATTATCAGATATGTGCCAGGTAAAACAGCAATTATTATTAATCTCTATGCACCTAACACACAAGAAGTCTCGTGGCTTAACAAGCGACAAGAAGGACAGATTGTGAAATGGGTGGATAGCATAGACGAAATAACATGCTAGTAAAGAAAGTACGTCGTAAGACGTTTATAATACGTCCGTCAGGGCGTAGCACAGATTTTATATCTCCATCCTTTGGTTATGGCTGCTTGTACAACTGTTCATACTGTTATATGAAACGCCATAAACCTGAAGGATTGAGTGTAGCAACTAATACAGGCGATATACTTACAGAGATAAACAACCATGCATACTTCACACCAGTGGAGAAACCTAATCAGACGCATGCAGAGTATACTACTTACGACATNAGNTGTAATGAGGACTTTGCACTGCATCTTAAATATCATGATTGGGAAAGAATCTTTGAATTCTTTAGAGACCATTCTCTTGCTATGGGTAGCTTTGCTACTAAGTATGTTAACCCACATCTATTACATTTTGATCCACAAGGTAAAATACGTATTAGATTTAGTTTAATGCCGCAATATATGTCTACATTACATGAGCCACACACATCTAAGATTATTGATAGAATAAAAGCTATTGATACATTTATAGATGCAGGCTATGATGTGCATGTCAACTTCAGTCCAGTAATTGTAGAAGATAACTGGTTAGAAGATTATGAAGAACTGTTTGAGTTACTTGACAAGTATGTTAGTAATAAGGACAAGGTATTAGCAGAAGTAATATTTTTAACACATAACGAAAAGAAACATGAAGAGAATTTAATAAAACACCCTGAAACAGAGGTTCATTTATGGAACCCTGCAATACAGGAAGAGAAAGTTTCACAATACGGTGGAATTAATATAAGGTATGCTAGACATTTAAAGTATTTGTACATAGATGTATTTAAGGCTTTGCATGAAAAGATTATACCTTGGAATACAATTAGATATATCTTTTAAATACATCATGAGTAGTAATATAGGTTGCAAACTATAGAACTACTTGTAGTAAGTCCCTTATCGACGTCATAGATTTGGGTAGACTTTGCCATGGCGGATAGCCCTCGGCCCTGACAATAGTATCGTGTCCAATCGAAGAAGGCACAAGTATACTAGCGTGCTAGACACGACAGACAAGCAACGAGATGGTGTGTTTTTATTATTATGAATAGTCCACAACAAGTTGTACATAGTTGTGAGAGAAATAACGTATCGTGACGAATCAGATATGAAAAACTGAGGCAGTATGAGCGTGTTAGGAATGAGATGGAGTCTGCAAGAATGGCTTTTAAGCATCTGATCGGGTAGTTTACAGACATGTAAATTGCAACCAGTAGGTGTGGTGTGATGGCACCCTACTCAAACTCCGACTATTCAAGAATAACATAACTAGAGGAATGTGTCAACAATACCAATAAGACTACAAGTTATGTAAATTAGGTAAGAGAAATGAGTACCCTCTTTTAAGACCGTGATTCCAGGCGATACTGCCAAACCACATGTGCGCCTATTTATTATTACGAGAGTTTCCTGCGTGAGTGGAGCATATTATTTTAAATCGAAAGATTTAAAAGTCAGCGTCGGGGGGTAGGGGTATCCCCTGGCAATGAACTAAAACAAGAGTAAGATGTATCAAGGAACATTAACAGATAGGGATAAGGGAGAAACTGTAAAGTTTAGAGATAAGTCTATATTCGAGGTAATGACGCACTTCAGTATGCTTATAGAGGATTGCGACTTAGAAAAGATTCAAATTAAGATAGTTAAGAAATCTAAGCTAAAAGAGCAATAGCATAAACTACCACCATTATTACTGCGTATACAAATTTTGTGAATTTATTCATAGAGTAAATATACTATAGGATACATCAAAGAGTATTAACCTAACATTAAAAAACCATTAAGTATGAGTAAAATGAAAGAACTGTTCACTAAACAACGTAGTGAGGAATGGGAGATTGAGCAGTATAATAGGAATAGACATCATTCACTACATGTTAAAACAACAGAAGAACTAAAACAAAAAATGGAAGAAAAAAATAAACTATCTGCATATGCACAGCAAGAAATAACAACAGATGATGTAGTAGAGCAAATAGCAGAAACTATAACAAAGCTTACTACTGCAGCAACTGAACAAAGTAAACTTTTAAGAGTAATGACTGATAAGATTTTAACTTTAGAACGTCAAGTAAAACAATTAGAGAAATGATAAAAACTAACGAACTTATTAAAGTTAAGCATCCGCCCACTACAAAACTTGTAACTGATCATACATTCATGTTACAATTTGGTTGGGAAGAGTACCCAAAAATTAATCTTTCGCGTGTGCCAAAGCATACGACGACATATCAACATCCTAAAAATCAAGGAAGCAATGGCAAAAATAGTAGACTTTAGCGAATTAGGCATGATAAGAGTGCCTGATCAAACAGAGACTTACATTCCAGTAAGTCACCAGGAATTAGTAACAAGAATTAAAGAAGCAGGTACAAAACATTACAATACCTCACCTTTTGAGACAAAACTAGAAGTAAATCATAGAGGCCAACAGATGTTTGGTAGTATGACATTTCATGATGGCTCTCAGTTGACAGGTAGTGGTATGAATAGAAGTATTGGTTTTCGCAATTCTTATGACAAAACATTACCTATAGGTGTATGTGGTGGAGCACAAATAACAGTTTGTTCTAACCTTATGTTTGTAGGTGATATAATCAAGATGCGTAAACACACACAGAATGTGCAAGACGATCTTGATGTTTTAATTCAAAAGTTATTTGACGATGTTGATCGTAGATATAACACAGCGCTTGAAGATAGTCAATCTATGCGTGAGATAAAATTTAGCGATACGCAAGTGGGAGATTATTTAGGCCAATTATTTGTAAATGAGCACATTTTAAATGGTTCTCAAATGAATAAAGCAGCTAAAGAATGGTTCGAATCTCCTGTGTTTAAAGAGCGTACACTATGGTCAGCATATAACGCTTGCACTGAAGCATTGAAAACTGCACACCCAGCAAATGCTTTGGAAAAGTACACTAAATTGCATACATTTACAGAAGAGTATGTCTTAAAAGACTATAAAGAGCATGTTGCTGTGCAAATGGCAGATATAGAAGAAACTCAAAATAGTCTCCACTGGCATTAAAATAATGTAAGTATGAAGGAGAGTCCATATAAAGGTAAGAAGTTGGAAATGCATGAAATTTACAGCTTATATCAAGTTTTAAAATTTTATTATGATGACTTAGATGATTTACCTCCGAGTGCTATAGCAGAAATAATGAAAGTCGAGTTTGGTTGCAAAGTAACTGAAAAAGACGTATATTTATATCTGCTTATAGCACCACATTGGGACTCCGACGGAAATTTAAAGAGTTATGATTGATTGTATCAAATGTGAAGAAGAAATAAGATGTTTACCAGATGAGATTCTGGTAGATTTAACGGAAGAGGAACTTGATAAATACCTAAATTGTGATGAAAGTATCTTTGAACTTGACCAAGTTGAAAGGCAATCATCTCACTCCTAGTGAATTTGTTTATATGCTTCTTAAAAGCGAAGGAGATAAACAAACTCAGAAATACTTAGAAATCCTACCTATAGACAGTGTAAAATTACAGACACGAGGCTTTGTTAAAATCATGCCCGATCAGTCTCTTACGCTCCGTCAAAAAGCGTTGGATTTATTTACAGTACGAGGATGTGAGGATTGTTGGAATCAATTTGTAATTGCCTATCCTATGAAGGATCAAGGCAGACCTCTACATAATGATATGAAGCGTAACAAGCTTAAATACATAGCATTAATAGAGAGAACACCTGGATTGCACGAAGTTATTATTAAAGCTATTGCAGCTGAACATGAAGACAGAAAGCAAGCCAGTTATACTAACGAGTTTCGTCCACGTTGGAAAATGATGAGCTCATACTTAAACCAAGACGCTTGGACTATGTATGATGGAATCGAACCCCCAACACCAAAAGACGAACAAAATTATGGAGAAGATTTAATATGAGCGAGGAACACAAACCATTACCCTGGCGACATATATCTAAAGCCTCTAGTGCGGCATTACGCTACATAGACGGTAGAAGAAAAGGAACTATTAAATCTCTAACCACCCCATGGAAAAAGTTTAATACTATTTCTATGGGAGGGATTGAATGGCAGACTATCACAACTATTGCTGGTATGTCTGGTAGCGGTAAAACTGCAGTATTAGGCCAACTTGAAACAGGATTGAA